TTCAGCTGGAACATACTTAGGTCCAGTTGGATGGGATGAAGCAAACAACAAGGCATATCCAGAAGCTGGAAATATGAATGGATGGCACACTAGTTTGGATTTCTTCCCTCTTGGTGGTCCATATACAAAAGATAATCCATATGTTCATTGGAGACAATTGGCAGATGGTATTATTAGAGCTGCTCGTGGTGGTGGTGCTGTTTCCCCTGGATATGGCAAAGGAGGTATTGGTGGTCCTGGAAATAATAAAGCACCAAAAATTTCTGAAAGGGATTATTGGGCAACCCTTGCTATTGCTTCCCTTGAGGACAGTGATCCCCAAGGAAGAGCTGATGTCGCTCAGGCGTTATATAATAGATTAGCAGGAGCAAGAGCTGGTAGTAACTATTACCAAAAGTCAAATAGTTTATATGATCATATTATTGCTAAAGAACAATTTGAACCAACGTTCAAGAACAGAGGTGATTGGATTGCAATTAAAAATGAAGCAACAGCAATTACTGCCATTGTTAACGCTAGAAGAGCCCATGGAGAAATAATATCCAGATCTACTGCTAGACAGATGTTGCAAGATACTCTGAAAGCATTAAGAAGTGGAAGATTGCAGCAAAACGCAATGTCGCATGTTCGTGGAAGAACGTATTTCTTGGGCAAATCTGAACATGGAAATATGAAATCGGGGGATGTACTGAGAAATCCTAACGATAACTTCTTTTCTATGTGGTATGATGAAAAGAATGCTTATGGAAGAAATGGAGTTCCTAATGCAGCACCAATCCCAGATAGATTTTTACCAGCAGTCATGGAGGGAATATTTGCTGATAAAGTAAGACCTGCTGGACCGAAAGGTTTAATTGAGTCTCTTAAAGATGACAGCGGATTTTCTAGATTTATTCCTCCCGCTCTGAGAAATATGATTCCTGGAGAACTTAATAGAAGGAGTTCTCTTATGGAAGATATGGAAGATGCTGGTGGAATTAGAACTCAATTCGTTATAATTAATAATAGTATGGTTGCATCTGCCGACCAGTCAAATGATATTATCATACCTTCTACTGGTGGGGTGGATATGAATCAACTTTACCGAATGGCATCTTTAGGAGCATAATAAATGGCAAGCTATTCCGCAACTTTTAGTGGGGATCTTACCTCGTACATTGCTGGTAAGATCTTTGATGCTGCCAATATGGCAAAGGCAGAAAAGCAGCGTGCCAATGAAGAAGCAGCACGATATGGTGTAGAACCAGATGCAAAGCGTGGTGAATTTTTTGGTAGAGCACTACAGAGTCAGTTTGGTGGCGACCTTTATAATAGAACACTTGGCATTTTTGATCCAAGAAAACAACATGCTGAGACAGACAGGAGATCTTCCCGCGAAGAACGATACTCCGCTCAATTTAGATACCCAGATAGACTTGCTAAGGGACAATCAACACCATTTGCATCACCACTGCCAAGTGATTATTATAATCGTGGACAAAGTAGTTCAATTAGTGCTGCAGCATCTGCAAGAAGAGCTGGACAACCATTCCCTAACGTTGCTGTAGGAGCGCCGATATCTAGTCAGACGCAACCAAAAACACCAGCAATGACGGCAACCACCACGCCAGAAGCAATGTTTGGTGGTAAAGATGAGTCTGTTAAAGTAAAAGATCCTAAACTGGGAGTATTTTTAGCAGCGGTTGCTGAGTCAATTAACTCCAGTATCAATAGCATTAACAGTAAACTAGATGAAACTGAAGAAGGAGTAATTCAGGCAAAAGAAGGCATTGCGGGCACAGTAAAACAACTTGAATATAATGCAGATAGTCTTGAGAGTAGATTGGATGCCATTATTGATGTTCTTCGCCAACAGATGCAGCAGGCGAAGAAACAGACTGATAAAGATGAGATCAAACAAAAAGCACAGGACATAAAAGACCAGTCTGATCTTGCAAGCACTTTGAGTTATACTCCTGTAGGTGGTGACTCAAATCAGACAAGAATGCAGAATCAAATGCAAGATGCCTATGAGCAACAAGCTCAATGGCGTCAGCAGATGATGCAAAATCGTGAACCAGATGCACAAGCAGAAACTGGAATGAATGCTAAGGTTTCTGGTCCAGATGAAGGATACGATGTTAAACTTAGGTTGCATGGTGACGAACAAGTTAACATCACACCTATTGATAACAACTATACTCAGGGTCAGCCTAGTGCCATGGATGGCAAGGTTAGACAAAAACCATTTGACATTGCTCCAATTTCAAAACTGACTCCAATGTTATCAAATGCAGCATCTGGAATTACTTCTGACAAAGGATCCTCCAACTCCACTGAAGATGAGATGGAGAATCTAGTAGCTGCTGGAGAGTTGATGCCAAAAGCATCAGCAATTGTCACTCTTGGTTTGCTGCAGCAATCTCTTGGAGATATGGGAACTTTGGCGGGACCAGTTTCTCCAATGTTGAAAGAAGTTGGAAAACCAATTGCCGATAGAGTTGGCGTTCCAAATACGATTACCGATAAAGTGGTCAAGCAGGCAGAGTCAAAATCTGCAGAAGATACAAGAAGGAAAATAAACGTTGAATCTGGAGGAAGAACATCTTCAATGATGGGGGGTGGTTCTGATAGCAGCAGTAGCAGCAGTGGTGGTGGTAAAAAGTGGTGGAAACCATGGACGTGGTTTAGAAAGGATAACAAGAGTAATGATGAAGGGGGGGAAGGTGGTCCTGGCACTACCTACAATAGAATAAGCGGTGGATCTGGTGGTCCTGGTGTTACCTATAATAGAATGAGTGGTACTGGAGGTGGAGGAATGTTTGACTGGTTACCTAATACTGGTAGAGTCATGGCACCTAGCGGTTCCAGATACAATACACAGGGAGGAACAGTACAAAAATTCCTTGGATTGACAGTTCCTGGTTCGTATCAACGATCTGGATACTCAAAGGAGGATATTCAACGCTTCAATAGAACAAGTAAAACTCAATATCTTGAAGAGTTTGACGCTGCACCTCAGTATGCTGATCCAGAACTGGATGCAATGTACAGTAGACATAGATTGCAACGCACAGATCCTGCCCATAGGGTTCGTAACAGAACAATACCAAATCCAAATCTAACGCCACAGCAAGGTGCTATTACTGGAGCAAACAACACAAGATTGAACGAAGCAATTCGTAATGCTCAAGAGATTGGTGATAGAACTGGCACTCGTGGACTTATGGATTCCACTGCAGATACTGCTAGGAAAACCCAGAATAGATATGATATCTTGAGGCAGTATATGCGTGACAATAATATGTCTGGTGCTGATCAAAACATGAACATCTATGGTAAACCATATGGTGATCAGTCTAGTCTCACAGCACCTGCTTCAAACAACATTGCAATGCTTGACTATTCTTCTAAGCAACAGGCATTGTCTAGAATGGGAAGTAGGTCTAGTGATCCTGCCCCAATCGTCCTAAATAATGTACAAAGCATGAGCACACAGTCAGATGATGTACCAATCAGACCAATTTCTACTGTTGGTAGTCACGGTCTGACTGATTTTTATCCATCTGTGGTGTAATCAATGTCTGACGAAATCCAAAACAAACCGTATGCGTCTAGTTTTCAAACAAAAAAGATTGCACTCTACAAGGTAGGAGAGGAGTCTGGAAACCCATATGCAAACCTTCTTGGAATGGTTGCAGTATTCAAATATTATGAGGACGTTTTTTTACCAACGTATGGCGCTACGATGGTAGTCACGGACAACAGTGAAAACTTAATTTCTTCAATGCCGCTGCAGGGATTTGAACTGGTTGTTGTTGAAGTTGAGGATGCTCTGAATAACACATACGAGTATAGATTTCGTGTGTGGACAGTTGCCAATAGAATGAATAAAGAACGAAGACAGGTATACACACTTGGACTGGTATCTGAGGAAGCACTGATTAACGAGGGAGTTCGTGTCAATACAATTATTCAAGGAAATGTTGCGGAGCAAGTTCAAAAACTACTGAAAGAAAAACTGAACGCTACTGATGTTCAGATTGAAAAGTCTGCCAACTCAGTAAAACTTCTTCCCACCAAGAAAACACCATTCGCGGTTATCAGATCTCTGCAACTAAAAACTATCCCAGAAAATGTAAAACCAAAGAGTAAAACAAGTGCATCTTCTGCTGCATCTAGTAAACCATCTATCACGGTCAATACTGATGTGGGAAATGGAGCACAAAAAGCATCTGGAACAGCAGGATATTTGTTCTTTAGAACAAGAAAAGGATTTGTATTCAAGTCAATGGATGCTTTAGCATCATCTGATACTAAAGCAGGCGGATCTGCGGTTGTTAACGCAGCAAACCCATTTATTATGGCATATGGTAAAGACAACACCGAGTCTTTATATAAGATTCAAGAGGTTGTTTTTAATTCTGAAATCAACATGATGAAGAAGTTGAGGGAAGGTGTTTTCTCTTCCATCGTTTGCTATTTCAACATAAATACTGGCAAGTATAGCGAATACGTATATTCTCTTGCTGATGTTTGGAAAGACATGGTTCACATGGGCAGCCAAACAAATTTACCAGGAGGTCAAGCAAAACTAGGTGAATATCCATCCAGAGTAATGTCTACTGTTGTTAATCATGAAAACTGGTACGTTGGTACTGGTGTAGCATCAATTGATAGTGATGATCAGGGAGAAGGATCATCAGATAACGAATTCCCTGATTGGCAAAAAGAATATCTTTCACAAGGTATTTCTAGAATCGGAATTATGTTCAATCAAGAATTAACAATATCTTTAACTGGGCATCTAGAACTATGTGCTGGAGATAAAGTAGAAATCAGAATTCCAAACCAAGTAGATGATGAAAAAAGAAAGGATGAAGTTTGGGATCCAGAACATAGTGGAACATACCTGATTAAAAAATTGAACCATCAATTTGACATTCAAAATCAAACCGTTTATACTGTGCTTGACTTAATGAGAGATTCTTACGGAATCGCTGAAAAAGAAAGTAAAGTTGGAACATAGGAGGTAAAACATGGATTCCATTGAACAGCATATTGAAGCAGACAAAGAAGAACTGCAGAACCCACAAATTTCTGCACAACGCCGCCGTCACATTGAGGGTGAGCTAAAAGAACTAGAAGCATATGCAGAGAAGCATAAGGAAGAGATTGAAGCTGGAGATCATCACGATCCAAATCCACTAGAACTTTTCTGCGACACTCATCCTGATGCATCTGAGTGCAAAATTTACGAGGACTAATTTATGGATGCGTTGAGTAATTTATACCCAACGGTTCAAATTGGATCCGATGGATTCCAATGGTGGATTGGGCAAATTGAATCTACAAGAAAGACAGATAAAAAAGGATCTGGTAGATACAAGGTAAGAATTGTTGGACTACATCCACAGTCATGTGATGCTGTAAGTCCTGATGATTTGCCATGGGCAATTACAATGATGCCCGTCACAAATCCACATATTCCTGGCGGACATGCCTCAGTTTCCGATCAGTTGGAAGAGGGTGTGTGGGTCGTTGGATTTTATCTGGATGTTGATAAACAACAACCAGTTATCATGGGATCTATCGGACAGGTTGCTGGATCAACTTCTCAATCACCAGGAGCAAATCCAACTCCAGATCAAGACGGGTGTAAATCATTCACGACATTCCTAAGCGCAAACACTAGTAATGCGGACCAACCAGTACCAGCTGA